AAGCCTCTACGTGTCCGATCCGGATGCCGACGTGCTCGTCGGGGACCGGATCCGGGACGGTGCCACGGTCTACGAGGTCGAGACGAAGCCGGAAGCGGACAGAAACCCGTTCACCGGGTGGCAGCCGGTCCGGGAGATCCCACTAACGGAGGTGACGGGCTGATGCAGTTCAACGATCGATTCTTCGACGACCTCGGGAAGTCTGCGGGGGTCGTCGCGCTCGTCGTTGGCGCTGCGGAGAACGTCGCGAGCGTCATGCGTGCGACCGCACCCGTCGGAGAGTCCCGCGAGCACGTCGACTCGATTCACGTCGAAGTCGATTACACGCCGCACCGCGTCGTCGCACGCGTCGTCGCGGACTCGGATCACTCTCTCGCGGTCGAGGCGCGCACAGGGCACATGGCGCGCGCTCTCGCGTCGGTGAAGCGTGGTTAGGGGCGATCCCCTCGTCGCGCACGGCGATCTCGAACTGTTCCTGACGGGATGGTATCGGGCGGCACTCGCGGAGCGGCCGGAAGACGTCTGCAGGGCGGCGAAGGTCGACAAGCGGGAGCCGGCACCCGGGGATCCGTTCCCCGACGTGCTCGTCGTCATCCGCGACGACTCCGGACCGGAACTGTCCATCGTGACGGCCGAGCGACAGGTCGGTATCAGCGTCATCTGCAAGCGCGAACGCGACGCGGTCGAGCTCGCGAAGGTCGTGCACGCGCTGCGATCACAGATCGCGGCCGTCGAACCCGGGAACCCGGTCGCAGTCGTGACCGGGTCGAACGGACCCTACGAAGTGCCGGAGCCGCAGCCGCGGTTCCGGCGATACATGACGGTGACGCTGGTCGTCGTCGCATCCCCGCTGTAGCGGAACCTCACGAACAGGAGACACCAAATGACGGCAGACAGCCGTGGCAACGACATTTCAGCCGTCGGAATCCCGGTAACGGGTTCCATCGGCATCGCAGCGATCGGGACGACCCTCCCGACGCCGGCGGAGGGCGGGTCGGAGGACTATGTCCTGCCGGCGGCGTTCCGGCGCCTCGGTCTGATCACCGAGGATGGCGGGTTCTCGTGGACCTTCGAGCCGGACGGCGACCCCATCACGTTCTATCAGGAGGGCTACTCGATCCCCTCGGGCCTCGCGAACGCGACGCTGGAAGTCAAGCTCGCGCAGTACGACGACCTCGTCCGCGAGGTCACGTACGGCCGACAGGCGGACGCGAACGGGTACATCGAGATCGACGCCGGCGGGCACTCCACCCGGTACGTGCTGTTCACCGAGGAGATCTTCAAGAACGGTGCGATCCGCCGCATCATCGCTGCCGACGCGGGCGTGACGTCCGCGACGCGCGACCAGTCGACGCGCGGCGAGGTGAACGGCACGGCGCTGACGTTCACGATCGCGCGTCACGAGTCGCTCGGACGTCGACACGTCGGTGAGTGGTGGCTGCCGGCCGAGGATGCTGCGCCGGTCACCCCGTAGCACCTGCACAACTGCACAACTGCACCGAGCCGCCGGCCGGGGTTCCTGACGGGGGAGCCTCGGCCGGTGTTTTCCCCGTTGATACCCCGTCGCGAACAGGAGAAGCACCATGAGCACACCGAAGACGACCCCCGAACCCGGCACGAAGCCGAAGTTCCTCGTGGTCGAGGACAAGCTGATCGCGCAGACGTCGAACGGCGAACTGAAGCTGCCGCTGAAGGTGAAGACGAAGGTCTTCCGCGAGATCAAGGAACTCCCCGACGAGCTCGATCAGCTTTTCGCGCTGCTCGACGGCATCGGAGACACCGAGACGGCCGCCGCGCTCGACGAGCTGGACATTTTCGAGACGCAGGACGTCGTCGAGAAGTTCTTCGAGGAGTTCCAGACGAAGGCGAAGGCGCGCGTGGGGGAATCTTCGCGCTCGTCCGGTTCCTAGACGAGCACCGGCGGGCGCTCGCGTTCGACTTCCGTCACTACTTCCACCTGTCGGTGCACGAGGTCGGGGAGTCGATCCCGTTTCACGAGGCGATCGACCTGATCGACGAGCTGAAGCGCGAGTTCGGGTCCCATCTCGCGACCGAGAAGTGGTCGTTCGTGGCCGGTTACGGCGAAGTGATGGCCGCGACGTCGGCGTCGGTGCTGCTGAACGTGAATCGGGACCGCAAAGCGTTCCCGAAGCCGATCGAGCTGCCGATGCCGTGGGACGAGGACGAGGCCGCACCGGTCTCTCCGGAGCGGCGGGCCGAACTGAAGCAGCAACTGCGGCGCCGATCGGCGTTCGCTAACTGACACCGGAAGGGGCCGCCATTGGCTAGTGAGGTTGGTTCCGGACAGGTTGCGATCTTCCCCGTTTTCAAGGGGTTCCGTCGCACGATCAATTCCGAGGTGGAGGGTTCCGCGAAGGAATCCTCCACCCGGTTCTCGCGGGCGTTCGACTCGGCCGGCACGAAGGCCGGATCATCCGCGGGCAAGGGTTTCAAGCAGTCGTTCCAGTCGTCGTCGCAGGGCGCGGCCGCCGGCGCGATGAAGCAGATTCAGTCGGAAGTGGCGTCGGCGTCTAAGGCGCTGTCCGCCGCACGGCTGAAGGAACAGGACGCGGCCGGTAAGGTCCGCGTCGCGGAGGCTGCGCTGAACGACGCGCGGTCGAAGGGTGTCGCCGGGTCCGCTCGGGTCGTCGCAGCGGAGGAGAAGCTCGCGACGGCCGTCCGTGGACTGTCGACGGCGCAGGACGCGACGAAGACGAGCTCGGATCGTCTCGGGGACGCGCAGAAGCGACTCGCGACGACGGCGGAGGACACGTCGACCCGCACGAAGCGGTCGTTCAAGTCGATGCTGACCGGTGTGTTCGACCGGGGCGGCGCAGATGCCGGCGTGCGCGGCGGGCGGGCTGCTGGGGACGGTTTCCGGGCCGGTGTGCTCGGGAGTGTCGCGGGCCTCGCGGGGCCGCTGGCGGGCGCTGTGGCGGCGCTCGGCATCGGGTCGATGATCGTCTCGGGCATCAAGGACTCGATCAACAACGCGTCGGACCTGCAGGAGGCCGGGACCGCTATCTCGGCGGTGTTCGGATCCGCAGACAAGTCGATCATGGCGTTCGCGCGGGGCGCGGCGACCGAGATCGGTCTGTCGACTAACGCGGCGCTCGACGCGTCGCGCGTGTTCGGCACGTTCGGTAAGTCGGCGGGCCTCGCGGATCAGGAGCTGGCCGATTTCTCCTCCGAGTTCGTGGTCCTCGCGGGCGACCTCGCGTCGTTCAACAACACGACCCCCGAGCAGGCGATCGAGGCGCTCGGCGCGGGTCTGCGCGGCGAGTCCGAGCCGCTGCGACAGTACGGGATCCTGCTCGACGACGCGACGCTGAAAGCACGCGCGGCCGAGCTGGGGATCTACTCGGGGAACGGTGCGCTGACGGCGCAGCAGAAGGTCCTCGCGTCGCAGGCGGAGATCATGGCGCAGACGTCGCTGCAGCAGGGCGACTTCGCGAAGACGTCCGGCGGGCTGGCGAATCAGCAGCGGATCCTCGCGGCGCAGGTCGAGAACCTGTCGACGGGGTTCGGTGCGCTGTTCCTCCCGATCGTGCTGAAGGTCGTCGGGGCACTGAACACGAAGCTGCTGCCGATGCTGCAGCGGCTGCCGGCGATGTTCACGGCCGTGATCGACCTGTTCAAGACGGGCGACTTCACAGCCGGTTTCCGCGAAGCGTTCAACGTGGAGGAGGACTCGGGACTCGTCGGGTTCCTGCTCCGCATCCGCGACGGTTACACCGGCGTGCGGGATCTCGTGCTGAACGGCGACTTCACGTCGGCGTTCCGGCGGGCGTTCAACGTCGACGAGGACTCCGGGGTCGTCGATTTCCTGTTCCGGATCCGGGACGGGATCCGCGGCACGGTCGGGTTCGTCCGGAACGCGGCCGGCGGGATCAGCGACGGAATCAAGCTGATCGTCGGTTCCTTCACCGGGGCCGGCGCTGACGTCGACCTCGGCGGACTCACGAACCCGCTGATCGACTTCGGCGCGACCCTCCGGGGCCTGTACGACTCGATTCAGCCGGTCTTCGCACGGATCGGTGAAGTGATCGGGCCGGTCGGCGCAGCGATCGCAGGCATGGCGCTGCGCTTCGCTCCGCTGCTCGGCATCGGGGCGAAGCTCGCGGGAGCGTTCGCTCCGGTCCTCGCGGTCGTCGCGCGCATCGCTCCGCTGTTCCTCACGGCACTGAACCCGGTCGGTCTGCTGATCGGCGCGTTCTCGGCGCTGTTCGCGGCGTCGCCGGAGTTCCGCGGCGCGATCATGGGCCTCGTCGAGGGACTCGGTTCCGCGCTGATGCCGGTGATCTCGCAGCTCGTGTCGACCCTCGGAACGCTGATGCCGGTGTTCCTGCAGGTCGCAGGGGTGATCGGCACCGCGCTCGCGCAGGCGATCACAGCACTGCTCCCGGCGGTCACGGCGATCGTGTCCGCGCTCGGGCCGGTCCTCACTTCGGTGCTGACCGCGGTCGTCCCGATCATCTCGATCCTTGGGACCGCGATCGGGCAGGTAGTGGCCGCGGTCGCTCCGCTCGTCGTGGGGATCCTCGGGCTGATCACTCCGCTGCTGCAGCTCGTCGGCGCGGTCCTGCCGCCGCTGATCACGATGTTCGGCGCGGTCGTGTCCGTGATCGTCGGCGCGCTCGTGCCGGTGATTCAGTCGGTCGTGCAGGTCCTCACGGGCCTGATCACGTTCGTCGTGTCGATCTTTACCGGCCAGTGGGGTGCGGCGTGGGCGGCGATCGGGCAGATCTTCGCAGGGCTGTGGAACCTGCTCGTCTCGATCCTCACCGGCGTTATCGGCATCATCGGCGGGGCCGTCGGCGCGTTCCTCGGGTTCATCGCCGGCATCTGGCAGGCAGCATGGTCCGGGATCTCGTCGTTCTTCGCTGGGATCTGGCGCGGCATCGTCGGGTTCGTCACGGCGTACATCGCGACGATGCGCGCGCTGATCGCGGGAGTGCTGTCGTTCATCGGCGGGCTGTGGCGGTCGGTGTGGTCCGGGATCTCGTCGTTCTTCAGCGGGATCTGGAACGGAATAGTCGGATTCGTCCGGAACGCGGCCGCGCAGATCACGTCGGCCGTCGGATCGTTCGTCGGCACCGTCCGAGACAAGATCAACGAGGCCGTGGGGTTCGTCCGGGATCTCCCCGGGAAAGCTGCTTCGGCGCTCGGTGACCTCGGGTCGATGCTCGCGGGCAAGGGTCGCGCGCTGATTCAGGGGTTCATCGACGGGATCAAGGGCATGATCGGCAGCGTCGGTGACGCGGTCGGCGGTGTCCTCGACTTCGCGCGTGGGTTCTTCCCGAACTCGCCTGCTAAGCGGGGTCCGTTCTCGGGCGCCGGGTGGCGGCAGGTGCAGGCGGCTGGGCCGGCGATCATGGACGCGTTCGCGGACGGGTTCGACGGCCGCGACGTGCCCGGTCTGGGCGTCACTCTCACGGGTGCGCTGCAGGCGGCGCGGAACGTCTCGGTGGGCGCTGCTGCGCCGGTCGCAGGCGGCGCCGGGGGCGACTCGGTCGTGTCGGAGCGTCCGATCTACGCGGACGGAACGCTGATCGGGTGGATCCGCGAGCTCGCGAACGGCGAAGCGCGACTCGTGATGAACCAAGGGAAGCGTGAGGACGGTCTGAGCATGTGGGCAGGAGCGCAGTAATGGGTCGATTGGTCGCGGACACCGCGCACCGGGGCCTGTACCGGCCGAACGCGTCGATGCAGGTGACGGCGAACGGCAACTTCACGCCGGGGGACTTGGCCGAGTCGGTCAAGTTTCCCGGGTACTTCGAGTTCGAGGAGGTCGATCCGACCGTGCCGCAGTTGACGTATCTTCCGCCGCTCGGCGGGTTCGGGCCTCGCGTCGAGGTGTTCATCGAGGAGATGGCGCGACCGCGCGTCGACGTGTGGCGCACGGTGGCCGGCCGGCGCAGTCTGGTCCGCGGCGGTGTCGGGAGGGCGACGGGCGGCGGGCTGCTGCTCGTCGACTCCGAGGTGCCGTTCGGGGTGCCGGCGACGTATCAAGCCGGCGTCGAGTTCGAGGACGGATCGGCGGACTACTCGCCGCCGGCGACGATCACTCTCGACGCCGCGACGATGGGCGCGGACTGGGGAAAGACGTTCGTGCACAACGTGCTCGGACCGTCGCGGGGCATCGAGTACCGGCCGCTCGCGGACGCGTTCGGGGAACTGAACCGGGAGACACCCGGCGACCTCTACACGCCGCAGGGACGGTCTAAGCCGCAGTGGGTGGGCGGTGCACGGTCGGGCCTGCAGGACGTGAACCTGTCCGGGTACACGGAGACGCAGCTCGAAGCCGATCGTCTGGACCGGATGCTCGGGAACCCGGACGACCCGGACGACGGGACGATCCCGATCCTCGTGTTCCGCACCCCACCGAGCTACCCCATCCCGGGGACGTTCGTCTGTGTCGTCGAGAAGTCGTCGGCGCGGCCGCTCGCGCGCACACAGTCGGGCGAGGGTGTGCTGTGGCCGCTCGTGGGCACGGAGGTCGAGCCACCGTTCGAGGGTCTGTCGGAGCCGGTCGTGACGTGGTCCGACGTCGCCGCACGGTATCCCGAGGCGGCGGACTACGCCGCGGCGTATCCCACGATCAACCTGCACATGTCTCGGGACTATTCGCTGTCGGCGCTGACCGACGACTGATCACAGGGGGCGCCGATGCGACCGCATACGCAGCAGTTGCTCGACACCATTCGGAAGGGCGGCTACCGGCGCAGGCGGGTCGCGGATCTGTACTACGGGCGCGCACGGGTCGCTGACAATGTGCCGCTCGTGGATCCGAAGCTCGTCTGGAAGGGCAGCGACAAGATTCAGGGGTCCGGGTCGACGCGGGTCGTCTGGCAGGGCCGGTTCGGAGAGTCGATCGTCCCCCGGTGGGCGGGCGACACGTTCGCCCCGTTCGGGCCGACGCTGTTCGTCCGCGACGTCATTCAGGCGGGCGGGGCGCGGTGGGAGATCCCCCTCGGGTGGTTCCCGATCGTCGACGTCCCGAACGCGCAGGATCAGCGGATGAAGCATCAGGGCAGGTCGATCTCGATCGGCTCGGTCCTCGACCTCACTCTCGCGGACCGCATGTCGGAGCTGCGCGATGATCCGTTCGACGCACCGCAGGCACCGGGCGACCTGACGTCGGCGGTCGCGGAGACGTCGCGGATGACGGGGTTCCAGATCACCCGCAGCGTGCCGGACGCGAAGATCCCCCGCACGGTCGTCTATCAGGACGACAGGCTCGATGCGCTGTACGACCTGTGCCGGGTCGTGCTCGACGCGGTCCCGTACATGACCTCGGACGACACGCTGTCGTTCCGGCCGAACGCGTGGCCGCAGCCGGTCGACGAGCTCGTGTTCGGCGGGCCGAAGGGCACCGTGCAGTCGATCGGCAACGGCATGAGCACCGACGGGGTGAAGAACTACGTCGTCGTGCGATCGCAGGGGTCCGACGGCGCTGTGCTGTATCGGTCCTACCTGCGGGAGGGTCCGTTGCGACCGTTCGAGGCGCCGGGGGTCTATGCGCCGGCGCGCGTGCGGAAGCTGATCCTCTCCTCGCAGTACGTGACGACGGCGCCGGAGGCGAAGTCGTGGGGCGACCGCGAGCTGCTTGCGGCGTCGCGGATCACCGCGAAGGACGTCCCGATCGTGCTGCCGTACAACCCGCTCTATGAGGTGGGGGACGTGCTGCAGATCTGGGACACGTTCGAGCAGGAGTACCGCCGGTACCGGCTGACGGAGGTCCCACTCGAACCGACGGGAGCGCAGATGACGGTGACAGCGGAGGTCGCGAAGTGAAGAACCTCGTCGACTACGTGAAGCACGAGCTGAAGCGGATCCCGATCGTCCGGATCACGAAGGGTGTCTACGCCGGGCGGGTCGATGGGCAGCCGACGGTCGACGTCGACGGCAGCCGCATCCCCGTCGCGCTGGTCATGTTCGAGCCGCCGGCGACGTCGGAGGTGCACGTGTGGGGGCTGCAGGGGCAGTGGTTCGCTGTGGGCCTCGTGAGGCAGCCGCCGACGGAGGGTGTGATCTCGACGGTCGCTGCGGAGCGTGTGGGCGTGCAGACGGACAGCGGCGAGTTCCTCGTCCCGTTCCTGTCGACGTACACACCGAGCAGCGGGCACGTCGTGAAGCTCGGGTTCGACCGCGAGGGGTTGTACGTCATCGGGCAACTGTCCGAGGAGATCGTGCCGCCGCCGGCGCCGCCGGCGCCTGCGGGTCCGGTGACGAGCCGCAAAGCGGACCTGTTCCTCGCGACGTCGTCGGGTTCTGCGGCGCGCGGCTCGTCGAGGTGGTTCACGAATCAGGTGTTCGCGTCGGCGTCGAACGTCGGAATCTACGCGTACGGGTCGAAGGTGCGGGACACGCTGCAGGCTGCTCCGCCGGTCGAGCGGATCGAGATCAACCTCCCGCAGGTGTTCAACAGGGCGGGGACGATGGCGCCGCGCCTCGGGTGGCACCCCCTCGAACAGAGGGCGGGGACGACTCCGACGATCACCGCGCAGCGCGAGGTGTCGTCCGGGTGGGTCGATATCACCGACCTCGCGGACGAGCTCCGCAGCGGCGGCGGGATCGGGTTCGACGGTGCCGGTTATCGGATCTTCGCGGGGATCCCGATGGACGGCAGGCAGGGCGATTCGCAGGCGGGTGCCCTGCGGGTGACTTACAAGTAACGACCCGGGAAGGGGCACAGTATGGGGTTCACACTGGATCCGAAGACGAAGAAGCCGGCCATCGATCAGGCTACGGCGGAGACTCCCGAAGCGATTCAGGCGGTCGCGGACTTCGCGGAGCTCGTCGGACACCTGCGGGTGGGCGACACGTTCCAGCGGAACGCGTTCGAGGCGTCGCCGGGTGACTACTGGGACGATCAGACCGACGGCCGGCTGTACCGGTGGCACGACGTGAACGGGTGGGAGCTGATCGGCGGCCGGGTGCCGTACGCGAAGACGATCCGCGGCGCGGATGCGCTGTACCCGGCGAACACGGTGACGCCGGTCCTCGAAGTCTCGATCCCGAACGCGCCGGCGGGCATCTACTGGTGGTCGTTCACGGCGATCATCAGCAGCGCGGCCGCATGCAAGGGCGAGATCCGCGTGCAGACGCCGCTGTCGGTCATTCACGGGCCGCTCGGGTTCGATTCTCCGGGGCCGGCCGGTCTGCGCATGAACTTCAGCGCGTCGGGGACCTTCGGGCACGCCGGCGGCGATCTCGTGCTGAACATCGCGGACTTCCGCACGACCGGCGGGGCGATTCATCAGGGGTCGATCGCGGCGCTGCACTACGTGAGGCCGCAGAACTAGTGGCGCTCGTGCCGGTCGCTGGGCAGGCGCAGCTACTGCTCGAAGCGAACACCGCGGAGAAGTACAAGCTGCTGCGCGAGCGGGTGCACGCGCGGTCGCAGAAGTGGCTGTTCATCACGGCACCGTATGGCGCGTTCCGGAAGTACTCGGAGCAGGCGTGGCTGCGGGAGCAGTGGGAGAAGGGTGTGCCGGGGTTCTTTTACGCGGCGGACCCGGACACACCGCAGGCGAACCACCTGAAGGGGTGCGCGTTCGACCTGAACAACTGGGCGTCGGTGGGGCAGGCGGTGATCACCGAGGAGGCGAAGCGGCTCGGGTTGGTCCGGGATCCGTCGGAGCCGTGGCACTGGAACAACCCGGAGGGCATCGGACTGGTGCTCGCGGGTGACGTCGACCTGATCCCGATCGCGGACCGGGACCCGGCGGCGACGAAGCGGCTGCAGGAGCTGCTGTACGAGTACGACTACGACCTGAAAGCGGATGGGGACTACGGGCCGGCGACGACGGCCGCGGTCCGGGACTTTCAGGCGTGGGCGAAGATCACGGTCGACGGCGACGCCGGCCAGAACACGCTGAAAGCGTTGGAGGACAACATGCGATTGACGGACGAGAACCTGAACGCGATCGCGGATCGCATCGTGTCGAGGGCGGACGAGCTCGCGCTCGCGGTGATCCTCGCGAAGTTCGAGGATAAGAACGGCGTGCGGAAGGAACTCCGCACGATCATCAACGACGGCGCGGCGGACGCGGCCGCGGCTCGTGCGCAGACGCTGACGCCGGAGGGTTTCGGCGTCGGGGCGATCACGCGGCAGGTGCAGCTCGCGGTCGACGCGGTGCCCACGAAGACACGCGACGCGGTGTGGGATCAGTCCCTCGACGTCGTGCACCCGGACGGGAAGGGCGGGACGAAGGTCGTGCGCACGAAGGCGCGCGACGTCGTCGCGACGGGGCAGCAGTGGCACGACAGCCTGAAGTCGCTCGGTGCTTCGATCCTGGCGGGCCTCGGTGTCCGGAAGTGACCCGCTGATGCCCTATCAGGCGGCGTCGTTCCCGATCGGCGGGCGCGACGCGTACGTCGGGCTGCTCTGGAAGTACTCGATCATGGCGGTGTATTCCGCCGGCGCGGTCGTGTTCGGTGCGACGACGGTCGGGAAAGCCGTCGACGAGTTCTATGCGCGCATGTTCCCGGCGATGCTGTTCCTCTGCTGCTGCGGGGCGCTGATCGGTGTCGTCCGGTCGAGGTGGACCCGGAAGGTCTGGATCGAGTACGCCGGAACGCTGGGCCTGCTCGCGGGGCTGGTGGGGTACTCGATCGCGATCGTCTATGCCGGCGTCGTGGTCGACGGGGATCTGTCGCGGATCCCGCCGGGGGTCCTCCCGATCGCGCTGTGCATATTCCCGTTCCTGCGACTCCGGAACATCATTCAGCACGTTCGACGCGACAAAGCGGCGCAACTCGCGGCCGCTGAAGCAGCGGAGGCGAGATCGACGGGGGTGGATCAGTGATCGAGTGGCTGATGCAGAATCCGGGCACGGTGGTCACGGTCGGGGGGTCGATCGTGGTCGCGGTGATCGGTGGGGCATTCATGGTGTGGGCGAAGCATCACACCCCCGCAGTGCCGGTGTCGGTCCCCGATGTGTGGGGCGAGAACCGGAAGCTGCGCGAGGAAGCAGACGAGCGGACCGACAGGATCCGGGAGTTCGAGGACGCGTTCGCTGTCGCGTTCCGATGGATGGAACGCGCCATCCGCGACTGGAACACGGGCAAGCCGGTTCCGGAGTTCAGCGATGAAGAGAAGCAGGTGATCGGCAAGATCCGTCGAGCACCTGACACGAAGAACAACTAACAGGAGGCATCACCATGAAGGCTGCAACGTTCGCGCTGTGGGCAAGCATCGTCCGCACGATCGTCCCGATCGTCGTCGGCACCGTGGCGGGTTGGCTGACGGCCGGCCGCATCGACCCGGACCCGGAGCTGCTCGGGAACCTCACGGCGTGGCTGACCCTCGGGTTCGCCGCGCTGTACTACGTGTTCGTGCGACTGGCGGAGACGTACGTCGCGCCCAAGCTCGGATGGCTGCTCGGACTCGCGCAGGCGCCGGTGGATTACTCCCCCGACGCGAAGCACAGGGCCTAGCAGCGCACCTGCGCATCGCACGACACACACGACGAACTGAAGGGGTGGCTGTTGGTCACGAGAGAAGTGCCCGCGATCGACGCGGAGACAGGTAAGTGGATCGACGACCGCATTCTCGCGAACATGGCGGCGGATCCCCGGTTCCGTGCCGGGGGTCCGCTGCCGTTCTCGGCGTTCTTCCTCGAAGCGGAGCCGCCACAGGATTTCAGCGGGGCGATGCAGGTCGCGGCCGCTGCAGCGAAGGGCCGGCCGATCTGGGCGGACGAACGCGAGGGCGGATATCCGATCGGCGTCGAGCTGAAGGACGTCGACGTGCTGATCGACGGTCCCGGCGAGTTCCGCGCGATCAAGGGGAAGCCGGCGTTCACGGTCGTGCACTCGATCGAGACGACGGGACTCACGTCGGCGCACGCGTTCGGGCTGTTCTCGCAGTACAGCAGCCGGTCGTTCGAGCTGACGTCGTTCTTCACGTGCCCGCCGGCGGAGATCGCGTCGATCCTCCCTCACGACGTCGTGCACTACGAGTCGCGGGAGTTCTACCGGGCGAAGGACCCGAGCACCGGCGATGACACGCTCGCGGCGAACTTCCTCTCGGTGGGCGGCCGAACGGATCTGAAGACGCACCACGGCGGGTGGGCGCCGATCCGCGGGTACGGGCTGATGTTCGGCGGGTCCGTCGACCTCGGCGCCGCGGACCTGGCCGTCGCGATGGCGGCGAAGGACACGCTGAACAACAAGACGGTGACGTCGAGCTCGGGCGGCGAGGGCATCGTCGCGTCGTCCGGGCAGATGTTCGGCGGCACGAAGGTCATGGTGCTGAAGCGCATCGTCAAGGGCACGTTCCGGGCCGGTGACACGCTGCAGATCGGGAACACGTCGGTGGGCACGATGACGGCCGACGCGGTGCTGATCTCGGACGAGACGCTGATCTCGGATCCGGGTCCGACGCTGCGGCTGCAGCGGCAGCTCGTGCGCGGTCTGAAGACGAAGATCCGGGCGCGGGTGACGGCGAACACGACGACGGCGACCCCGTCGGTCGATGGGGTGCTGTCCGACCCGGGAGCGCGCGCTGCGGCGATCGAGCTGCTCGGCACGCATAACGCGGAGATCCGCGGCGAGATCCGCGCACCGTGGGGTGCCGGCATCCGGAACCGCGGAACGTACATGACGCACGTCTGGGCGAAGGTCGACAATCAGCCGAACGACGCGTACCCCGGGCAGGAGGTGTTCGGTTACGGTGTCGTCGACTTCGCGTCGGAGCACACGCACATTCACGAGCTGGACACGCGGCACAGCCGGCACGGTGTGTCGGCGCTCGTCGCGTCGCGGACGCTGCACCCGACGGAAGACACGAGCCTGACGACGGACCGGGCGAAGATGGAGGCGCTGCTCACCCTCGGGCTGAACAAGTACCTGACCGTCGAGGGGTACGTGATCCGGGACCCGTGGGGGGCCGGCATCGACACGCATGGCGCCGCGTGGGGCACGTACATCGGACCGGGCAGGGTTCTGTTCTCCGGGTCCGCGGGACGCCGGGAGACGGAGTCTCTGGGCCTGCAGGACCGCGGCTGGAACACGACTGTCGTCGGGCTGGAAGTCACCGGCGGCGTCGACGGGGTGAAGGTGTTCTCCCACCGGTACCCTGCGCCGGCACCGTGGGAGAACACGTACCGGAACGTCACCGTGAACGGGCACGCTCGGCACGGGTTCATCGTCACCGAGACGGCGGCCGCGGTGTCCGACGGTATCCCCGCTGCGGGGCAGACGAACGCGTCGACCTATGGCGGGGTGTACGAGCTCGACAACGTGCGCACCTCGGCGGACCGTCGCATTCACACGATGGCGGTGCAGGGCGGCCGCGGCGACGTGAACACGGACGAGGGCCTGCTGCACACGCAGGCGGGCATCTGGATCTTCCGCGCGATCGGCGCGAAGGTGAAGATCCGCGGCGGCCGCGCGGTCGGGTTCAACTACGCGCCGATTCTCGTGCAGTCCGGTTCGCCGGCCGTGGTCGAGGTGAAGGGGTTCGAGCAGGATCTGTCGGCGTCGCCGGCCGGTGTCGGTCCGATCCGGATCGAGTCGACCCCGGGGCTGCTTGTCCTCGACGACGTGACGGCCGTCGCACCCTACGACCCGGCGGTGACGTTCGCGGGGCAGCTCCGGCTGAACGCGGCAAGCGCGACGGTCAATCACAACATGCGGTGTGTGAACCGGGCGAACGTTCCGCTGCTGCACCCGTCGAGCACGGGCACGGCGACGGCGACCCTCGTCCCGATCAATCGGGCCGCATAACCTGCACGACTCACTCACGGCGGCACCTCCCGAACTTCGGGGGGTGCCGCCGCTATTTCCCGTGGAAGGGATGACACATGCCAGATATCGAGACGCTCGACGTGCGCGGCCGCGCGTGGTTCGGGTACGCAGACACACCGGATGCGGGGACCCTCGCGGATCTCGCGGCGCTGATCGGCACGGTCGAGTTCGTTCCGAACCTGAAGCCGTCGGACGGGCCGCTCGTGCACCTGCCCACGGGCGACATCGTCGTGCCGGTGAAGGTGATCGCGCCGATCCGCGCGGACGGCCGCATCGTGCCGCCGGCGAACGGGTACGACGGTGCGCCGGCGACGGTGGATCTGCAGACCGAGGATCCGGTCGTGCGGCTGATCGCACCGAATCAGGAGTTCAACATCACGGACTGGACGTGGACCGCGACGTTCAAGGGCAAGCAGGGCGGGCCTGTCATCCCGCAGATCGTGCGCCACTTCACCGGCGGACCGGATGCGCAGATCGTGCTCGGGCGGGCGACGGGCCTCACGTCGAGCGGCGGCATGGTCGCGGTGAAGAACTACCCCGTCACGACGACAGCAGAACCATGGCCGGTGGGTTACCGGCACGGGACCGACACTCTGTCGACTCCTGACGGAACCATCTACCTCTGGAAGGACGGCGCCTGATGCCATTCGTACCCATCGGAAAGCTCGCGCTGCCCCCGGGCGGCACGACGGGGCAGGTCATGCGGAAGCGGTCGGCAACGGACTTCGACGTCGAGTGGGGGCCGGCGGGAACGTCGGGCACCCCGGGCGCGGAGTACGTGACCGACGACGAGCTCGCGGACGCGATCGAGGCCGGCACGCAGGGTTTCGTGACCGCCGGCGCGCTGCAGGTGACGCTGCAGGACTATCTGACGGCGTCCGGGTTCGCGACGTTCCAGACGCAGCTCGGGTTCACCCTCGCGGCCAAAGCGGATCTCGTGGGCGGGAAGATCCCGACGTCGCAGATCCCGGCGATCGCGACGACCGAGACGGTCCCGGTCGCGTCGCAGGCAGCGATGCTCGCGCTGACAAACGCGCAGGTGCAAAAGGGCGACGTCGCGATCCGGACGGACACGTCGGCGGCGTTCATGCTGACCGTCGAGGGTGGGCAGGCGACGCTCTCGAACTGGGCGCAGCTCAACACTCCGGGCGCGACGGGCATCACACAGATCAACGGGCAGACCGGTCCGGTCGTGAACCTCGGGAAGGGCGACGTCGGTCTCGGGCTGGTCCCGAACGTGGCACCGTCGGCGGTGGGCGCTTCGCTGTACGTCGCTGCGGACGCTGCGGCAGCTCGCGCTGCGATCGGCGCGGCCGCTGCGGGCACGAGCGCACCGAGCCTGCCGGAGCCGGTGACGCCGCTCCCGGTGCTCGCGACTCCGACGCGCACGGTGAACGTGACGAACCGGACGGGCCTGCTCGCGGCGCTCGGTGACCTCCGGTGGGGTGACCGGATCAGCCTCGCGGCTGGGCAGTATGGCGGCAGCTCGAACATCGTCGTCACCGCACCGTCGATGACGGGCTACTCGGAGGAGAACCCGCCCCCCGGCGTGCACATCATCGGACCGGCGGCGAAGACGGCCGTGCTGAACCGTGGCGCGACGTCGTCCGGGTATGCGCTGCACCTCGACCGGGCGAACTACGTGCAGATCGAGAACCTGACGATCACGGGTGGCGAGAAGGGCGTCATGGCGGACGAGACGAACTTCGCCCGCCTGATCAACTGCGACGTGGGCAACACGGGACACGAGGGTGTGCACTTCCGGAACAACTCCTCGGACAACCTCGTGCAGGGCTGCACCGTGCATCACTGCGGGTCGACGAACGCGGAGATCGGTGAGGGCATTTACTTCGGCACGGCTACGTCGAACTGGTCCGCGAGCTACTCGCGCACCGGTGGGCAGCCGGACAAGTCCGACCGGAACACGGCGATCGGGAACACGATCTCGAACGTGACGGCCGAGCCGTTCGACGTGAAGGAAGGCACGACCGGCGGTGTCATCCGCGGGAACACCATGGACGGTGGCGCGATCGCGGGAGCGAACAACGCTGACAGCTACATGGATATCAAGGGCAACGACTACCTGATCGAGGGGAACACGGGTGTGAACCCGTCGACGTTCGTCGTGCACGGTATCGAGACGCATATCAATTACGCCGGGTTCGGAAACCGGAACGTGTTCAAGGGGAACACGCTCGCGGCCGGCGGGAAGACGGGCGCGGTGTCGAACTCGCCCTCGGGTTCGCAGGGCATCAACATTCTGCTCTCGGGGTCCCGTGGTTCCGCGACCGGGAACGTGGTGTACGACGACAACACGGCGACGGGTATCCCGGGTGGCCTGACGAACGTTCCGGTGACCCCGGCGACGTACACGGCACCGCCGGCGACGGCGACGGTCACCGCGGCGAACATCACGGACGCGACGACGGTGGGCCGTAACGTGCTGAAGGCGGCGGACCAGGCTGCGGCGCGGTCCGCGATCGGGGCGGGCACTTCGAGCCTGGCACTGGGGACGACGGGGACGACGGCGGCTGCGGGTAACGACTCGCGACTGTCGGACGCCCGCACCCCCACGGCGCACACGCACCTCGCATCGGACATCTCCGATTCGGGTCTGTCGGGTCGGGAGATCCTGCGCGCAGCGGACGCGCAGGCAGTCCGCAACCACCTCGCGTTCACGTCGTCCGTGGACGCGATCGTGAACCCGAAGCTGGCGACGAAGGTCGGCAGCGCGGACTCGTCGATCCTGCAGGCGGTGAAGATCACGCAGGCGGCCTACGACGCGCTGGCGACGAAGGTCGCAACGACGCTCTATGTGATTGTGGGGTAACCGATGGGGAATCAGACATTCGAGGGGCAGGCGGCGGGGACCGCGTTTACCGCGACGACGTCGGGCACCGGGGGGAACACGGCGTACGCGTCGCGGAACCTCGGCACCGGCGGTGTCATGGTGTACTCGGGCGCCGCCCCTCTGCCAGCGGCCGGCACCATGGGCCTGAAGATGACCCCCGGCGGTGCGACGTCGATCCTGGTACAACGGAACGTCGCTAGCCTGACGCAGCACGCCGTCCGATTCTTCATCGGCTGGTCGGTGGGTGCGCAGGCGCACAACTTCTACGGGCTCCGGAACTCGGGCAGCAAAGTCGTGGGTGTGCAGACCGAGTCGAACGGCCTGTTCATGGTCGACGTCGTCGGCGGTGTGAAGTGGACCTCGACTGTCGCTGCGGCGAGTAACACCCTGTACCGGGTGGAGGTCGTCTCCGAAGTGGGGACGACGACCACGAACGGTCGGGTGCGGGTGTGGATCTACCTCGGCAACACGTCGACTCTGGTGGATTCCTACGACTCCGGGTATACGTCGAACCTCGGCACGACGGCGTTCGCGTTTGAGCAGGTCGGCAAACTCGGCGCGACCGCGGAGACGACGGATATCTACCTGGACGAGCACGCGTGGTCGGACACGAACACGACGACCCCGATCGGGCCGGTAGCGACCGCTAAGCGGCTGTTGCGGCTGGATGGGCTCGTGTCGGCGTTGGCGGTGGGTGGAGCTGCTGCGGCGCGTGCGTACCTCGGGACCGCGATCGTGTTCGGTGAGGGCAGCAACGGCACCGGCAATGAGGGCGACGGATTCGTGCACCGTCTCACGGAGCCGACGGAGTTCAACTCGGGTGCCGGGAGGATGCCCGGTCGGGTCGGGATCGATGGGCTGGAGGTCGTGAACGGGAACGTGACGATCGCGGCCGGTGAGACGGTGTCGGACAAGTGGATCAATGGGTTCGTGGACATGGTTCCGGGAGCTCGTCTGCGGAACTGCTACGTGGCGGGACCGGCGACGCAGATCACGTCGGGGACGCGGCCGCTGGTCCGGGTCACTCAGGCGCCGACGGCGGTCGGGGGGACCCGCGCGGAGATGGAGTACGTCACTATCCGTCCGCAGACCCCGTCGGCGCGTGTCGATGGTGTCGGGTACCGGAGTTTCCACATGGTGCGGTCGATCGTGCAGGACACCACCGACGGGTGGGGGTTCTTCGCGGACAACGGCAGTAACGGTCTCGTGAACGTGCTCGTCGAGGATTCGGCGCTGCTCAGTCTGGTGCAGTTCCGGCCGGACGTGCCGATCAACCGGAGCCACACTCATAACGACGGCGCGCAGGGGCAGTACAACTCTGGCGGCGAGAACGATGCGGTGTGGGATGGCTGCTCGATCAATCCGCAGTTCGTCACCTATGCGGGCACGCAGCCGTTGGAGACGCCGGTGCAGCACCAGGCAGCGTTCATGGTGAGTCCGAACGCGGGCCTGGGTGATCGGGTGTACCTGAAGGTGCAGTACTCGTGGCTTTACGGCGGCGTGTACACGGTGAACTCGGGTACGGACACCAACGACCTCGGCGGGATCTGGTTGCTGAACAACCGGTTCGAGCGGCCGGGTGCACCGGGTGTCCCTGCGGGGAACCCTGAGAAGTCGATCGTGATCGACGCGAGTATGCCCCGAACGGTGTCGGGGAACACGTACATGGACACCGGGGACCCGGTGCCTGTGTCGAACGGGTAGCGGCGAGATCGATTGGAACGACCCCCCGCGGGTGCCTTCGGGTGCTCGCGGGGGGTCGTTTCGTCGTTCTACGGCTCGTCGCGTTCCTGCACCCGGCGGGACAGCTCGATCGTCCGTTTCGCGGTGAGGGCTAACCACGTGTCGTAATCGATCACGTCCGTGAAGCCTGCCTCCAGCGCGCGTGCGCGGTGCAGCTCCTCATAGGCTTCGGTCGCGGCTGCTTCGAGGTCCCGGCGTCGTCGCCCGGACTCGGCGGCAGCGGTGGCGGCGTCGTGTGCCTCGTGGAACCGGCGTTTCAGTTCCTCGACGCTGTGCGTCATGGCCGGCGCTACGCGAAGTCGAGGGACAGCTCGTCGGCATGCCGATACAGATCGAGGTCTGCGATCGGCTGGCCGGCGACGGGCCGGTCCTGATGGCGGGGAGGGTAGGAGGCGACGTCGGTGTGCGGGTCGCTGTCCTCTCCGAACAGGTAGGCGACGGTGGTCCGGAGGGCGGCGGCGACCGCGTGCACCTCGTCGAGGGACCACCCCCGGTCCCCTCGGAGCCGTTTTCCGAGACTCGACTGGTCGAGTCCGATCTGCTTCGCGAGGGTCGTCTGGGTGAGGCGCTGCTCCCACATGATCTGGTGCACGCGCCGGCCGACGATGCGGTCGTAACTCTCGCGGGTGGGTCGTGACCCCCCGACTGGGACTTGTGCGTTCATGTCGGGCAATGTAGCGCGGCGGTTCCCCGCTGTCTACAAGTTGAGAGATATCCACAAATAGTCCGTTTTGTCCGGAATGTCGTGTATTGTCTCTGCTATGGCAACAACGACAGAACAGGGACCGACCTGCAGCGACTGCTGGAAGGCGGCGCGGACCCCCGTCGAGCTTCGCGACGTAGACGGCGCCACTCGCATCGTCTGCGAGATTCACACCCTTAGCGGTCTGGAACTGCTTGCGCGAGTCGAGGCGGGGCTGTGACCGACGGTCCCGACGTGCAGCAGTTCATGCCCCCCCGCGAGGTGGCCGCGCTGCTGGGCGTCACAACGCAGACCGTCGGCCGCTGGGCGGAGGCGGGACGGATCCCGTCCGTGCGACTCCCATCCGGGCATCGTCGCTACGCAGCGGCCGATGTGCATGCACTGGTCGAAGCCTCGACCACCACTCCCTAGCACCACACACTCCCCGAAACACACGAAGGACAGGACACATGGCACAGGTGCCGAACATCATCCGACCGACCGATTTTCCGGTGGTCGTGACGCTCCCGAAGAGGTTCTACGAGGATCACGTCGGGAGGGATCTGCCGGCGGGAACGCTGGTGGCCGAGAATCCGCAGTCGGTGACGGTGTCGCTCGACGCGGCGGGGTGGGATGACCTCGTCGCGGATGCGAAGCACTACGTCACCGGGTTCGACGGGGAGCCGATGCGGAACTACGTCGGGTTGATCTCGTCGGCGCGGGCGACGCTGAAGCGTCTCTCTGCAGTGTCGGGGGGTGGGCGCTGATGGCTCGCGACTTCCCGCTGACGGCGGATCCGGCGACGGTGGAGCGGGCGCAGCATGCGCTGCACGCGTTGGGCGACGGGAACCTCGGCATCGACCCGGGCCGATTCGTTCTCGCGCTGTACGCGGCGTACCGGGCCGGAGATCCGGAGAACCGGACGAAGCTGCAGGTCGCATTCCCGGAGATCCTCGAACCGTACCGGCTGGGCATGTTCACGGTCGACGGTGTCGAGGAGCTGCGCCGGTTCGTGAAGGATGCGCAGTCCGAGTGGCTCGCGCTGTTCGGGCGGCGTGCGCAGGACGGCGCCGCGTGATGCGGGCGCTGCTGTTGGTCCTCGAAGTCGTGTGCGACTTCCGGGGGCACAAGTGGGGACCCGAGGTGTCCCCGTTCGTTATTCAGTGCAAGCGATGCAAGCGAAAGGGGATCCTCTGATGTTGGAGACGGTGCGACAGATCAGCGGCGACGAGACGCCGCTGTGGGTGCTGGGGTGGGTGGCGATCGGGGTGCTGCTGTTGCTGCTCGTGATCGTGCTCGTGAACCGGTGGATCGAGTTGACGGCGCCGGAGGGCGAACCGGAGGCGTCGGCGTTGGATCGTCGGGACTGGCGGACGTCTGACGAGCGGTGGGACGAGTTCGACCGTTCGCAGGGCCGGGAGTCGGACCGTGGCTAAGGATCAGCGCACGAGGGCGGTGTGCGCGCACTGCGGGCAGCCGATCTTTCGGGTATCGGAGAGTCATCAGTGGCGGCACGAGGGGCAGAATCCGGAGCGTCGAGACGTGATGGGTCACCGGGAGAACCCCCGGTGGTGTTCGAGTGGCGAGGAGTTCGCGGAGCCGCTCCCGGATTTCGAGGCGCTGCTCCGCGAGGCGGTGGAGTTGCTGCAGGACGCGAGTCCGAAGACGCATGATCCGGGGCTGCGTCGGTCCTGGGGGCAGCGTAGGCGGCGGCTGGTGGATCGGATCACGGAGGCGATGGATCGTGGCTGACGCGGCGTGTATGCAGTGCGGTGCGGTCCCGACGATGATTCACACCGCGACGGGGTTCCTCTATTGCGACGCGTGCGCTCGGGAGAACGGGGCCGGGTCGGTGCCTAGTGGCTGGGCGGCGTGGAAGGGGTCGAACCGTGGCTGACGTCGAGGAGCCGAAGGTCGATCTGCGGTGGGAGATCGCGACCGAGATCGCGGACTTTCAGGATTCGGCGTACGGGTACCGGATGGGGATGCAGGACGCGCTGCGGGTGGCTGATCTGCTGCTCGGGTCGGAGACGTTGCAGGATCTGCTGCGGAAGCACGACGCGCAGGTCGGCGCCGAAGCCGTCAAGCGGTTCGTCAATGAGCAGTCGGTGCGTTACCGGAAGCACTCGGGCCGCGCGGTCGTGGAGGACTACGCGCTTGCGGTGGAGTTGTTCGGGATCGACCCGGACGCGGAGGACACAGGGTGGGGCGAAGCGATGCGGGAGGAGACGAACCGTGGCTGATGTGCAGGAGCCGACGGGACCGTCGTCGGAGCGGCCGCTGCCGGTGTCGGACGTCGCTGCGATGCTGTCGAAGTTGGACGAGTCGTTGCAGCCGGGGTGCGGCTGGCCGGAGTGCCCGGGGGTCGCGGAGTGGTTCTTCCGCTGCCGGGTGTGTACGGAGATCCTCGATTTCGCGGTGTTCTGCGCTCCGCACGTGTCGGTGTACGCACGGGCGAAGCGGGCGGAGGTGACGACTCGTGGGGTCGAGCATCCGATGCGGCATGACTGCGGGGAGCGGGGCTGGTTCCCGGTGTTGTTCTACGCGGAGCAGATCCCGGGGGTTCACTCGTGCGGTTCGTAGTCGAGGGCACGCCGGCGCCGCAGGGGTCGAAGAAAGCGTTCGTGGTGAAGGGTCCGAAGGGTCCGCGTGCGGTGCTGATCGACGACGACAAGCAGGCGCTGAAGGTGTGGCGGAAGCTGGTCGAGGTCGCGGCGTTGCAGGCGATGCTGCACCCGATTAGTCCCTTTCGACCAATTCCGGCGCAGGTGGCCGTAAAGGTCGAGATCGAGTTCCGGGTGCTGCGGCCGGCGTCGGTGTCGGAGGATGCGCGTCCGTTCCCCTCGGTGCGACCGGACGTCGATAAGTACGCTCGCGCGGCGCTCGATGCGCTGACGACGGCGGGGATTTACACAGACGACGGGCAGGTCGTCGATCTGCACGTGACGAAGGTCTATGCCGATGCCGCGGGCGCGGCTGTCGGTGTGTGGGAGTTCGAGAAGGGAACGACGGAATGAGCATGACGATCGAGGGTGTCCGGGCTGTGCCGGTCGCGGCGTACGAGGACAAGGAAGCGTGGCTGGCAGCGCGCCGGCCGGGTGTGACGGCGACGGAGGCTGCGAAGCTGGCGCGCAGTGGTGCCGGGTTCCGGGCGACGTTGCTGCGGGAGAAGCTGTCCGGGGTGGAGTCGTTCCGGGGGAACGTGTACACACGGCACGGGAAGGAACGGGAGCCGATTCTCGCGGCGTGGGCGGAGGCGAAGCACAAGCTGCGCACGAACTCGTGGCTGTACGCGCACCCGGACAACCCGAGGCACCTGGCGACGCCGGATGCGATCAGCTCGCAGTTCGACTTCGACGAGGCGCTCGGGGAGATCAAGACGACGAATAAGCCGTTCCCGAAGGTGCCGCCGCTGTACTACGACCAGATGCAGTGGCAGGCGTACGTGATGGGCGCGGCGGGCGTGTGGTTCATCTGGGAGCAGCACGTCGACTTTCAGCCGGTGGGCATCGAGCCGGTGTCGGTGTGGGTGCGCCGGGATCAGGCGCGCATCGACGAGCTCGTGAAGGTCGTCGACGAGTTCCTGCTGATGCTGGACGGGGAGGCGCCGATCGACCCGGAGATCGACGAGTGGGGTGCGGAGTACACGGCCGCGCAGCAGGAGGAGAAGCAGGCGGCCGCGCGGAAGAAAGCGGCCGGGGAGCAGTTGCGTCTGCGGATCGGTGATCGGCCGGAGTTGAAGCAGGCGGGGCTGTACGCGAACGTCACTTTCACGACGTCGCCGGTGGTCGAGGAGGAGGTCGAGGTCGTCACGTTCGACGTGGACACGTTCCGGGTGACGCATCCGCGGCTGTTCAAGCGGTTCGGGAAGGTGACGACGGAGACGCGCAGGAGCGGCGGGAACTCGACGCTGCGGGTGACGGTGCCGAAGTTGGTGCAGGTCGCGGTCGAGGACGGCGAACTGGTGGAAGTCGAGGGCGCAGACGCGGGCCTCGGAACGAACGAAGGGAACTAGGACGATGGCACTCAAAAAGCGGAAGCCGAACGGACAGGCATCGTGGCCGACGACGCTGCTCGCGGGCAAGCAGGGGTCGGGGAAGTCGTACGGCATCGCGCTCGCGTCGGCGTCGCCGCGGATCGGGCAGACGTTGTGGATCCCGATCGGGGAGCGTGACCCGGAGGAGTTCGCGCTCGTCCGGGACGCGGAGGGGAACCCGGCACGGTTCGAGATCGTCGAGCACGATGGCACCTATGCGTCGATCCTGCAGGCTGTGCGGGACGCGGTCGCGGAGCCGACGGTCGACGGGAAGCCGAACCTGATCGCGGTGGACAGCATGACGCGGCTCTGGATGCTGATTCAGGAGAACGCGCAGGCGACGGCGAACCGGCGGGCGAAGACGATCCGGAACCCGCAGACGGGTGATTTCAGCATCACCGCGGATCTGTGGAACGAGGCGGCGTCGCAGTGGTCGAAGGTCATCACGCCGCTGCTGACGCATCAGGGGCCGGTGATCTTCACGGCTCGTCTCGACGAGGTCGCGGTGATGGAGAACGGGGCGCCGACGCCGCAGAAGACGTGGAAGGTGCAGGCGCACAAGTCGCTGCCGTTCGACGTCGACGCGGAGGTGCACATGTACTCGCGGGGCGAGTTCGTGCTGAACATGCTGAAGTCGGTCGCGAACCCTCTCGATCGTCCGCGGCCGGTCCCGGATTTCACGGTCCCGTGGCTGTGGGAGCAGATCGGGGTGGAGGGCATGGGCGGGGTTCGTCGGGTGTCGCAGACGAGGACGGACGAGTCGGCGGCGCCGGCACAGCGGCCGGCGGGTGTGCCGCGGCCGCAGCAGCCGCCGCAGCCGAAGGTGCGGGCGAAGCCGTCGGGCCGGAAGTGGGTTGAGGAGGGTCGCGCGGCGAAGACGAAGGAACAGCTCCGGCTGGTGTTCCTGGCGTGCCGGGATGCGGGGGAGCTGTCGGCGGAGGTTGAGGCGGATCTGATGAAGATCGCGGCGACGCTGCCGGAGGAGGAGTCGGGGGAGTGGGCGGAGGCGAAGCCGGCGGGCACGGCGTGGACCGAGCCTGCGGCCGAGGAGAAGCCGGCCGAGGATCCGGCGCCGGTCGACGAGCAGTCGAAGGTCGAGGCGACGTCGTGACCGCGGGGACTGAGCGCGTCGATCACGCCGGTTACGCTGCGCACTACGAGAAGGAGGCGCTGCGCACGATCGGCGCAGCGAACGACCTGCCGTTGGAGTACGCGTCGGCGAAGATGGCGGAGGCGTCGGCGGCTGCGTATCTCGCGCAGGTGCACGCGACGCTCGCGCTCGTGGAGCAGCAGCGGCTCGGGAACCTGATCGCGTTCGCTCGTGAAGCGTTCCGGCCGGAGTGGGCGGGGTACACGATCAGCGAACAGGACGGGGCACGTGGCCATGCTGCGCTTGCGCAGGCTCGGGAAGGTCTGGGGCTGTGACCGCGGCGGAGACGATCGAGCAGGCGATCGCGCGGCTGGAGGAGCAGCGGGGCGCGGCGATGGTTGGGCCGTGGGTGCAGGGCGGGTTCGCGGGCGAGTTCTCGGGACCGGACGACTTCGATTCGCTGTTCTCGGAGGAGAACGCGGACCTCGTCGTGACCCTGCACCGGACGATCGACGCGCAGCTCGGGATCCTGCGGGCGGGCCTCGCGTCAATCTCGCCGGGTGACGACTCGACGGAGGAGATCGAGGAGCTCGCGCTCGACCTCGCGCGGGCGATCCTCGGGGAGACGTCATGATCGACCCGGGGACGGGGGAGATCCTCGTCGATGAGGAGTCCGGGGAGGAGATCCGGGAGCCGGGGGAGATCGAGGCGGCGGCGGAGACGATCCGGGTGCGGTTGACGAAGACTCCGGTGCCGAATCAGATCAAGACACCGGATGACGTGATCTCCGATTTGGAGTGGGCGAAGCATCTCGCGGCGGAGGCTGTGGTCGTGATCCGGGACGCTAACCGGACGCGGCGGACGATCATGCGTTTGTGGGATCGGCGGTCGTCGGTGGCGATGAAGGATTCGACGGCGAAAGCGGCGGACGAGCGGGCCGCGGAGGTTCGGGTGCGGTTGGAACCGTATTGGCTGATGGTCGATGCGGCGGAGGTGGCGCTCGATTACGCGGTGCGGGTGTCGAAGTCGATCGAGTTGTCGGCGTCGGTTGTGCAGACGCAGTCGAAGATGGTTGAGGCGACGTATCGTCTCGCGGGAAACGGAAGGACAAGCTGATGGGCACGGAAGACGCGGGGGACACCCGCACGAACGCGGAGATCATCTCGGAGGCGCAGGGGTGGCAGGTCGACGGTGAGGCGGCGGCCGCAGCGTTGGCTGCTGCTGGTCGGTTCCGGGACAGCAAGATGCCGAAGTGCGACGGCGGGTGCAACTTCGACACGGGGCCGGAGGAAACGTGCTCGGCGCACGGGCGGCCGGTGGCGGAGGTGTGGCAGATCGCGGGCGACGCGATCGAGCGGGCGAACGCGGCAGATCGTTTGGTTCGGGCGCTGCGGGAGGAGATTCATCACGCGGCTGACAACGGGCACGTGCTCGATCGGGCCTCGCAGGGTGTCGGTCCGGGCGAACTCGTGCCGGCGGTGCGGGTGTCGTCGATCGAGGCGGCGATCGAGGGATTCGAGGCGACGTCGTGAACGCGCTCGGCTCGTCTGTGATGGGCGACGATGATGTTCCGCACGGGACGCGGGAGGGATGGTTCGCGGGGTGCCGGGGGTCGTCGTGTCCTTCGGCTGCGCAGGGCCTGTCGTGCACGACGGCGCACCGTCGGTATGCGGGGGAGTGGGAGTTCCGGAAGCGGGTTGATGCGGGGATGACGCCGGCGCAGATCGTCGCGTCGGATGGCGGGGCGGAGGTGGTGGCGAAGCCGAAGCCGGTGAAGCGGCAGAAGCGGGCGCAGGATCTCGGGTCGTCGCGCCCGCACACGCTGCGGGATCTCGCGGAGACTGCGGCGATCGTCGAGGCGGCGGACGAGGTGTCGATCGAGGTCGTGCCGGATCCGTCGAAGTTCCTCGCGTCACTCGCCTCGATCGACGCGAAGTCGATCGGGGAGCAGGTGCAGGCGTTGCTTGCCGCGGTGCCTGCTCCGGTGTCGTTGCAGGTGCCGGAGGTGTGGCGGGTGTCGGACGGGCCGGCGTTCGAGGTCGCGGAGAAGGTGGACCCGGAATCGGTCGCGGCTGGCGCTGTGGGCGCCGCTGTGCCTGCAGATAGTCCGATTCGTCCGGATGTATCCCCCCGATCGATTTCGGGCGCGTACGAGGCGTACAGCGACGCGGGGCAACGGGAAGCGGCCGCGGCTCTGGCGAAGTTCGGTGCACGTCGGGTCGCGGCGTGGGCGGAGATCGAGGCTGTGCGGGAGCCGTCGAACGTGCTGATCCTGCGGCTCGTCGAGCTGGGGATGCCGCAGCACGAGGTCGCGGAGCTCGCGGGGATCTCGCAGGCGTCGGTGAACGCGCTCGTGAAGACGAGCAGAACGAAGGGGGGCCGGAAGTGACGGAGCAGAGGGTCTGCGCAGGGGACTGCAAGCGTCCGCTGCGGGCGCGTCGGCAGACGTTGGAGCAGAAGCCGGGGACGGTGCAGGTCATGGGCCGGGGCATGTGCTCGCGCTGCTACGTCCGCGCGTACCGTGCGGGGGTGCTCGACGACCTCGCAGAGGTGCAGCCGACGGTGTCGTTCGTGCGGTATTTCCCGGACGGGGACACGTTCGGGCACGAGCTGGTGCGCGGGAAGCTGGTCGCGAAGGACCGCACCTCGTGGACTGTCGACGTTCCGCTCGTGGGGGAGCGTGTGCTGTCTCGCGAGGTGTGGAACGTGACCGTCGAGGATGACGACGACGCCGGCGCCTCGGTCGCTGCGGTGCAGTCGCTGTCCGACGTCGATCACGCTGCGGTGGCGCAGGCGATCGAGGGCGTGAAGGTGCGGCTGACGTATCCGGAGCGGATCGAGGTCGTGCGGGCGTTGGCGGCGCTGAACTGGTCGGACACGGAGATCGGCGGACGTCTGGGCGCGGATAAGAAGACGGTGCAGAGGCTGCGGGCGCGCGCTTGCATCCCTGCGGGCATCGATCAGGTGCAGCGGGTCGCATCGTGACCGCACCGACGGAGCGTGTGCGGCAGGGCACGTATCGGCGTGACGGGTTCCGGTGCGCGGACTGCGGTACGACGGAGGGTCTGTCGTGGCAGCACCGGGAGTCGTCGGGGCACGGGGGCCGCGGGAAGCGTGCGCCGAAGCTGACGCCGGCGGACGGGGTGACCCTGTGTCTGCCGCACAATCAGGCGTGTGAGGCGGAGGGGCAGGAGAGGGCGCTGCACCTCGGGTGGAAGCTGCGTCGGTTCCGGGGCGGGATCGAGGCGGCCGAGGTGCCGTTCTACGTTCGGTGGTCGGGGCAGTGGCTGCTCCCGGATATGTCCGGGGGCGGGCGGCGGATCTCGCCGGTCGAGGCGCGGGAGATGCTCGCGGCGGCGGGCGCGTTCACGACGAAGGGCGCAAAGTGATCGACCGGGCGTTGCTACTCGGGGAGCTGCGGAAGTGGCGGGAGCATGGCGACATACTCGTGCACTCGGTCGCGGCGGGCCTGATCACACGAATCGAGCGCGGCGACTTCGACGTCGTCGCGGAGGAACGGAAGGACAAGCAGTGATTACGAGGACGCATCTCCCCTTCGAGGGGCAGTTCGTTCAGGTGCCGAACGGGTGGGCGCGGAATAAGAATCTGACGCGTCGAGCACGGGGTCTGCTTGTGGAACTCATGTCGCACCGGGTGGGGTGGCGGGTGACGATCGCGGGCCTCGTGGAGGCGGGACCGGAGGGTCGGGAAGCGGTGTCGGGTGCGGTGAACGAACTGATCGAGCACGGGTACCTGACGCGGTCGCAGGCGCAGGGCGAGGGCGGCCGTTTCGGGCCGGTCGAGTACGAATTGGCTGATCCGGCCGCTAACGGGTTTGCCGCTAGCGGTGAAACCGCAGACGGTTTTGCCGCTAGCGGGGAATCCGCACCTAAGAACACCATCAAGAAAGAACACCATGAGAAGAACACGATGACGCGCGGGACGCGCATCCCCGAGCCGTTCCTCGTCGATGAGCAGATGCGGGTGTGGGCGCAGTCGGAGGCACCGTCGGTCGACCTGATCGTCGAGACGAAGAACTTCGCGGATCACTGGGCGACGCAGTCGGGGTCGCGGGGCGTGAAGCTCGATTGGGTGCGGGTGTGGCAGACGTGGATGCGTCGGCAGCATGGGTGGAATGTGGCGAAGGGCTGGAAGCCGGAGGCGCAGGTGCGCGACGTGACGGTGCAGCAGGCGGCCGAGCAGAAAGCACGTTGGTGCGCCGCTCGCGGGATCACGGTCGAGAAGTGGGACAGCATGTCGTCGGCGGAGCAGCGTGTGTTCGCGTCGCAGCACGAGCGGAAGGTGTCGGCATGAGCGACGTCGCACCGGTCGACGAGTTCGGGCCGGAGACGCGGGAGGAGCAGTTCGACCTCGACGCGGAACGGCAGACTGTCGGGTCGATGCTGCTGTCGGCGTCGGCAGTGTGGGACGTCATCGACGTACTGCAGCCGGCCGATTTCTATCAGCCGAAGCACGAGCTGATCGTGCGCGCGGCCGCGGCGTTGGCGATGCGGTCGGAACCGACGGACGTGATCGCGGTCGGTGACGAGCTCGAACGCACCGGGAACCTGCAGCGCGCCGGCGGGCCGGCGTACCTGCACGAACTCACCGGGTCGGTGCTCACCGCAGCGAACGCGGGCTACTACGCGGAGATCGTGAAGCACAAAGCGATCCGCCGGCGCCTCGTCGCGGCGGGCACCCGCATCGTGCAGATGGGGCAGGACCCGGTCGGGGACACGGCGCAGCTCGTGGATCTCGCGCAGTCTGAGCTGGAACTCGTCGGGCAGGCGGCGCGGGTCGAGGTGCGGCCGGTGGGTGACACCCTCGACGCGCTGATCGATTCGCTCGGCGTGGATCCGACGTACCTGCCTACCCCGTACACGGCGCTCGATGACCTGATCGGCGGGTTCGAGCCGGGTGGCCTTTACATCGTCGGCGCGCGCCCCGGATCGGGGAAGACGATCGTGGGGCTGCAGGCGGCCGCGAGGTTGGCGCGCGAGGGCGTCGTCGCGTTCGTGTCCCTAGAGATGGGCGAAGCGCAGTTGCAGATGCGGCTGCTCGCGCAGTACGGGGACGTCAACATGCGGGCGCTGCGCTCGCACAAGCTGTCTGACGAGGACTGGGCGAACATCGCGATCGCGCGGAAGCGGTTTCAGGAGGCGCCGATTTTCATCGACGATCACTCGAACACGCTCGAACAGATCCGGTCCTATGTCCGGTCGGTGGCGCGGAAGGGGACGCTGACGGGGGTCGTGATCGACTACCTGCAGTTGATCGAGGGCAGCGGCGGGAGGGACTCGACACGGCAGGAGCAGGTCGCGGCGGTGTCGCGGGCGCTGAAGAAACTCGCGAAGTCCCTGAACGTGCCGGTCATCGCACTGTCGCAGCTCACACGCGACCCGGAGAAGCGGGCGACGCGCACACCGGTGCTGTCGGACCTGCGGGAGTCGGGCGCGATCGAGCAGGACGCAGACGTCGTGATGATGCTCGACTACACCGCGGATACGAACGAGTTCTGGGTGCATGTGGTGAAGAACCGGCACGGGCAGCAGGGCAAGTTCCGGCTGATCTGGGAGGGCCATTACGCGCGGCTGAAGAACTACGAGTGGTCACCGTGGGACACCGCGGGCGGGATCAACTGATGATCCGCACGGAGTACCGGGTGACGGTCGGATGCGACGAGCCGCTGTGCTGGGACCGCATCGTGATCTCGACGACACACGAGCTGCAGCGGCCGGCGCTGCACGATGCGATCCGCTCGCGGAGCTGGTTCGTATCACCGAAGGGCGCGCTGACGCTCTGCACGAAACACACACGAGGGAAGGACAGGCGATGAAGGACAGGATCGAGGAGACGGTGACGAGGGACGTGGCACGGGTGGAGGTGAACGACGACTACCGGGTGACGGTGTGGCAGCGTCGGAAGACGATGGACTACACGCCGGACGAGGCGACGGCGTTCGCGCGGCTGCTCGCGGAGGCGGCGGTCGAGTCGCAGGCGATGATGCGGCTGCACCTCGCGGAGGCGGCTGTGCGGACACAGGCGGGCGTTCTGGGCAGCGATTTAGTCCCTGATGGCACATCTGGTCGTCCGGAGCCGGAAACGGCCGCAGACGGGCGCACAGCGACGTCGGGGATCCCGGAGGAGGCGCGCAGGTTCCGCGAGGGCACGGTGTGGCCGAACGGGGGCTATCCCGAGGGGACGCAGATCACGGCGTCGTTCGTCGGGGGGTGGCCGGCCGAGTGTTCATGCGTGACGCTCCCTGGGGCGCTCTGGCAGCGATCGGTCGTGCGCTCGTGCTACCTGCACGGGCGCGGACCGATCCGCGGGTTTGGGGAGGCGCTCTGATGGAGATCGAGCACACGGATCTCGTGGCAGAGCAGATGATCGCGGACGACGAGCGGGAGCGGCAGGAGGCGGAGGAGGCGGCGGTCCTCGAACTGCTCCGGGTCCGCGCCGCGAAAGCTCTCACCGAGGCGAAGGACCTGATCGTGCACGTGCGCACGATCGCGCTGCAGCCGCGCACCGAACGCGGCGAGGTGCTGCGCGAGTGGTCGGCACCTGCACCCCTGCAGAAGATCGACGACGCGGACGAGTTCTGGTCGCAGTTGATCGACTGGGCGGTGTTCTGGGGCGAGACCCTCGACCGGCCGGTGCCGAAAGCTGCACGCGCGGCGAGGGCGATCGAGAACGGGGAGGTGCAGGCGTTCCGCGCCGGCACGACACCGGAGCAGGCGGGACAGCTCGTCGGGATCCTCGCGACACAGCTCGCGGTGTGGCTGCCGGAGATCGGCCGACAGGCGGCGGCGCGGGAGTTCTACATCGACGCGGCCGAGCTCGTGTCGAAGCTCCGCTCCCGGTATCCGCAGGCACCCCGGCCGGAGCGTCCGGTGTCCCCTCGCGCGTGCCCGGTGTGCGGCCGGCACGAGGTCGGGGCGTGGTGGCGGTCGGGGAACCCTCACGACGTCGTCGTCGAGTGCGGGCACTGCGGGCACGAGATCCCGGCGCGCACGATCGCGCGGGTCGTCGACTGGGTTGTCGGCGCGTCGAACTGCCTGCACCGGTTCCCGGCCGGCGGGGGTGTCTGCGAGAAGTGCTTCGCGGTCGTGTCGCCGCTGGGCGCGGAGATCGACGTCGACCCGGCACCTGCGGTCGAGGTTCCGCCGGCACCGGTGCGGGCGCCGCTGCTGCGACCGCACGCGTCGAACTTCCTGCCGCTCGGGTACATCGACGAACGGGACGCGACACGGCCGGTGTGCGGCCGCTGCTGGATGCTGACCCCGTGCGATTGCGACGTGTTCTGATGGCGACGACACTCGATCCCCTGGGCATCCGCCGCAGGCTCGGACGGTCGCTGTGGTTCCCCCCGGACCCGTTCGGCCCGGACGGGTGGAAGTTCGACGCACGCGACGACGCACGACGCATCATCGTGTCCGCCGCACCCGCACCGGACGACGTCGACGGGACCGGAGGAGACTGGTGGCACGCGTCGATCTCGGCGCCTGTGATGCCGACGTACGACGACCTGCAGATGATGCACCGGGCGGTGTGGCCGGACGGGTACGCGTATCAGGTGTTCGCGCCGCCGGCGGAGCACGTGAACATTCACGTGCACGCGCTGCACCTCTGGGGACGACCTAACGGGGCGCGGCTGCTGCCTGCGTTCGGGATGCACGGGACTATCTGATGGGCCGGCTGCTGTTGGCGCTGATCGCAGCTATCGTCGCGCTCGTGGAGTGGGACGGACGGGAGGAGGGGCTGTGATCGAGTGGATCGGACCGTTCGCGTCGGTGTGCGGGATGGTGATCACGATGGGGTTCGGCATCTGGGCCGCACGCGTCGGGTCACGGAGCCAAGCGGCCGCCATCGAGCGGCAGCGGGGCGTACAAGCCGCATGGGAGGCGCAGCGGGCGTCCGACGAAGCTGACGAGATGATCGCGCGGCACCGGGAGCGGAAGCGGTTGCAGCACGTGTTCGAGCTCTCGGTTGTGGATCTGCTGCTCGCGGGTGACCGGTTCACGGTGCATCCGGAGTTCGTGCGGGTGTGGCGGGATGGGGCGTCGATCGAGTGGCTGCTCGACTCGGAGGAGAAGCGGGCGATGATCGACGCGCTCGGTCTGAGGTTCGACAGCTTCGAGCGGCCGACGCCGGCGCCGCAGGCTGCGCAGGTGTCGGATGCGGTCGTCGCGGCTCGCGCGGTCCTGCGGGCGCGGACGGCGGCGGAGGCGCGTCCGTTGCTGCGGGGCATGCAGTTCGTCGAGCGGTCGGAGGAGCCGCCGCTCGGGACGCTGTGGACACAGGGGCACGGGCCGGTGGAGGCGAGAATCGTGAACGTCTCGCAGGCGGAGTATGACGCGCTGCCGGTGAAGGATCCGCGCACCATGTACCGGATCATCGATGCGCCGAAGCCGACGATGCTGATGCGTACCGCGGATTACGAGGCGTTGGTGCGGGAAGCGAAAGAGCGGCGGTGAAGCGGCCGCTGACGGTGCAGCAGGCGGCGGACACGGTGAATCGGTCGAGGCGGCAGATCATGCAGTGGCTGAAGGACGGGATGCCGTCGCAGCTCGTGCTCGGGAAACGGTACATCGCGCACGGGGACCTGATCTCGTGGGCGGCCGAGAATGGACGCAGGAGGGGTCCTTCGGACACTGAAGACTGAACTGCACACCGATCTAGTAGCATGGCGCTTAGCTAGTCCCACGCCCCCCAATAATCAGCACTGATTATCGGGGGGTTTGGCGCATCTAGCGCAGACTCCCGGCGTTACTGTCCTTCCGCCGGGACTGGGGTGCGGCACCGCTGGGGAGTGGAGCGCCGCACCCCCCTTAGACTCCGCTCCGAGCGGCCGCGTCGACCACCGAGAACCCGCTGCCCCCATACGCGGACCCGGTCGGGACGGGCCGCTCGGAGCGGGACATGCCCCCGGACGGTGGGCGTCAAACGCTTAGGCGAAGCTTCACCCCTGTGCGGGCCGTCGCAACCCGCGGTGTCGCTGCGCTGCCGTCCGGGATTCACTGATGAGAAGGGGCCGGCTGATGGCTGAAGCTACGGGAGCGCACGTCGAGGGACACGCGCTGATCGAGGACGGTGCACCGCACAACGACCGAGGCGTCGCGACGGTGTCGAAGTTCGGCCGAGGCAAGTGCGAGTGCGGTGCGCTCTCACCGGCGGGCGGCACGATCATCGGCCGGAAGCGGTGGCACCGGAAGCACAAGCAGGAACTCCCGGGCGATGCAGTCGACGGGGACTGAGCAGCCGCTGCAGTGCGCGCAGGACGGATGCACCCGGAACGCACGGCAGGAGACGCTGTACCGGACGAACCCGCAGGGGGTGCCCGGTGTGTTCATGTGCAAGCCGCACGCCCGGAGATCGCGCCACACGGACGCTCCGGCGGTCGTACCGCTCGACCTGGCACGGATCCGGGCGGGCCGGTGAGACGGGCACGCTGCTGCAGGCTCGTGGTCGTCTGGAACGCGAGACGCGGCGAGGTCGGGGTGTACGACCTCGGCACCCGATCGTGGGTGGCCTGATGGGGCGCACGAACACGAGGCGGATGCACAAGCTGCGCACCGAGTTCTTCGAGCTCGGGAAGCGGCAGGCGGCCGCCGGCGATAAGCGGGCGGACTGTGCACGCTGCCGGATGCCGATCGACTACACGGTCTCACCTCACAGCACGGACGATTCCCACAACCTCGGGCATATCCGCAGCGTCGAGGACTTCCCGGAGCTGCAGGAGGATCCGAGCAACTTTCAGCACGAGCACCGGTCCTGCAACCTCGCAGCAGGGTCGAAGGTGCAGACGGGCGGACTCGGCGTCGAGGTCCCCGCATGGTGGTGAGAATTGGGCCTATGCAAAACGCATATGCGCGTGCCATACTGGACACATGACAACGACACTCCCCCTCCAGTCCGAAACGATCTACACCAGAGTCGCCGGCGGCATCACCGTCTTTCTGAACGGCGAACGCGGCACGACGACCGAGTTCCACACCGTCCGCGGCGAAATGCTCGGCGTGTTCGTGAAGCTCGACCGCGGCGCCATGCTTTACGTCCGCACCGGCGAACTCGTCGCGGTCTGCAGTTGCGGCGCCGACGTACTCGGCCAGTCCGAGCACAACGTGCACTGCAACCTCCCCGCCGGCCGGAAGGTCGAGCGGACGATCGTCGAGGTTCGCGAGATCGACCGCGACGAGTTCGACCGCATCGTCGGGCTCGACGAGCTCCGCCGTTCGTTCGGGTGGGCCTGATCATGGCGGGCACGGAGTCGAAGCCGATCACGGGGACGGAGGTCGCGCGGCTGCGCGACGTCTTCGACCTCGCGTGCGGGAAGCTGAACGCGGCAGGCGAGAACCCGCCGGCCGAGCTCGTCGAGGAGTTCGGCGCAGCGTTCGACGCGTTCACGGATGCGGAGATCGCGTACGAGCGGAAGCGTCGCGAGGATCTCCGTCGCGACCTCGGGTGGATCTGATGGGCGCCCCGATGAAGAACCGGGTGCTGCGGGTGTCCGACGAGACGTGGGAGGCAGCGCAGGCTGCGGCCGCGCGTCGCGGCGAGAAGCTGTCGGAGCAGATCCGCGCGTTCCTAGAGGAGTATCCCGGCCGGGATCAGTGCGGGACGTGCACGGGGTCCGGGATGGTGCGTTACCTGATCGGGAAGCGCACGACCTCGAAGGTCTGCCCGGGCTGCGGCGGGACCGGGATCACTCCGAACTAAAGCCTATGCAAATCGCATATGCGTGTGTTAGTGTTGAGTCATGACAAAGGGCGCCCCACTGGGGGGTGTTCACCTTCCGCCCTCGGGCAGAAAGGGGCCGGTCATGGCTCTCGCGACTCGCACGACTTCCGCTCTCACCCTTCCCTGCCCGGGCAACTGCTGCGGCGGCAAGTGCGCCGGCGAGCTCGTGCAGGCTCGGCGCGGCGTCGACCGTCGCACCGGACGGCCGACGGTGTCCTACCGGCCGTGCACGGTCCTCGTCGCGCAGCACTGGGCCGGACCGTGGTCCGAGGTGCTATGGGCGTGACCCCCTAGACCGGATCCCCCGACGCTCTGAGCAGGCGCCGGGGGATCTGTCGTTCCGGGGCAGAGCACTCGCATAGGCGAGGGATAACCAAACACAGGAGGACAGCATGAGCATGCATACGTTTTTCGAGTACGGGTACAGGCTCGCGTGCGGTCGCGAGGTGTGGCAGGAGCAGGGCAAGCAGTGGATCGACGTCGACACCCGGTCGCAGGTCGGATTCATCTACCTCGACTCGGGCGAGGGTCCGGTCGCAGCGATCGAGCAGGAGCTGTCGGACAACGACGTCGAGGGTTCGGTGATCCGGCGGCAGGTGGTCGTGGTCACCGGTCCGGTGCAGCAGCACCTCGGCGGCGATCAGTGGCAGGTGTCCCCATCGCCTGAGCAGTTCTCGCTCGATCGTCTGGTCGCGGAGTCGCGGCGTCTGCGGGGCGCGGACGAGAAGCAGCACGGCGAGGTCGGCGTGCAGCAGTGGGGGCCGAGGGCATGAGGCCGGCGAACGTGGGGCTGATCGGCCGGCTGCTCGCGTGGAACTATGACCGAGCGTGGAAGCGATGGGTCGAGGCGCGCACGCGGGCGCTGACGCTGCGCACGAGCACGCGCCGGCATCTCGCGGCGCAGGTGGAGCGGGAAGCGCATAGGGCGCGACGTCGGGTGGATCTCGCGTCTCGTCTGCTCGACCGGTGGGAGGCGCGGTGAGTCCGCTGAGCGTGTGCCTGCTGTCACTCCCGCTGTTGTGGCCGGCGTACCTGCTGGGGTCGTGGCTGCTGAATGCGGCACGGGTGATGCGCCGCAGTCACGGGGACGTGGTGCTGCACCGTGCGGAGTGGTGGCCGATGGTCGAGCCTGCACTGCTTGCACCTCACGCGCACCCGACACCGGAGGAGATCATGCACGACTTCCTCGAACTCGGGATGCGGGCACCCGTCGTGGGTGGTCGCGCTGTAGGGCGCAGCACCCGGGCACACCGAGGCGAGGGCACACGATGAGTCCTGACCTGCGGCCGCTGGTGACGTGGCACGCGAAGCAGGCGCTGCTGTCTCTGCTCACGGGAGACACGGGCACGGTGCGGCGCAGGGTGTACCTGATCCGCCGGCTGATCCGCATCGACCGCATCCTGCAGGCACGACGCGGCTGATCCGCCAAAAATCCAGCACTCACCCTCACCCCGGACCACTCCCCGCAGGCGTCG